TCGAGATTGAACACCCGGATCGGATCGGGCACGCCGGCCGCTTTTGCCGCGGCCGAAAGTTCGCCCATCGTGGCGAACGTATCCTTCATCGATACCGAGATCGCCGAGCGTTGCGCGATCCGCATCAGCGATACGAACTCGATCTTGAGTGGCACGCCGCGCAAGGATTGCGGCAACGGTTTCAGCATCCGCCGTCTGGTCATGATGTCGAGAATGCGCTGAATGCCGATTTTCAGTTCGCCCTCGACCAGATCGATGACCGGCCCGAGCTTCTGCAGCCGTTCCAAATCGCGCTTGGTCAATTCCAGTTCGTTGCGCGGCTGTACGCCCTCCATCTGCGTAATCGCCATGAACACATCGACGAACAAGCAGTCCTGGATGCGCTTGTTCACCTTGTCGATGTCGGCGACCAGCGGCGTCAGTGCTTGCGGCTGCATCTCAAACAGCGGCCAGAAGCCTTTGTTTTGTCCGTCCGAGGTCGTGTAGGTGATGTTGCCGGGAATGATCGATGACGGCTCGTTCTTCATCGACGGATGCGCGCCCATCGGCGGCTTGGTGAGCTTCTTGATGAACTCCGCCTTCTCGCGGGTTTCCATCTGCACTTGGCGGCCGTCGCCGAGCGCGTCCATGCACGGCGAATGGCCGTAGGCATCGTTGTAGGAGCGGCGTTTCCACATCAGCCCCATGAACGGACGGCCGTGGAAGCCGCGCATCGACAGGGGTTTGGCGTCCTTCTCGCCCTTGAGCCAATAGACCTCGCGATAGGGGAAGCGGCCGGGAACCGGCGTCCAGGCTTTGCCTTCCCCGGAATTGCCCTTCTTGTCCATTGGGAAATTCGGCTCAATGGCGTGCGCCACCACGTATTCCCAATCGAGCGAGCCGCCGCCCGACATGAACATGCGCTGCACGTTCTGCGGACAATTATCGTAGCCGAAGAACTCGACGAGTTGGCCTACCGTGTAGGTGAACTCCCGGTCCAGCACGTTCATCTCGAGATTGCCGCCGAGGCCGCAGTAGTATTCGCCGGCGCACGGCAGATAGAACCGAACCACGTCTTGGAAATCCTCATAGATGATGACCGGAGCAGTGCCGAACACCGTCAAGTCCTGGAATGCCTGCGCCATCGTGCGGTAGAAGTTCGATTGTGCCAGCACCGTGTAAAGCCGCTGCTCGGTATCTTCTAGCCAATCCGCTGCATCGGCATCGATCTGCGGCGACGGCAGATTGACCCCGAGCTTGAGCCATGGTCGCGAGGGATTTGTCAGTCCGGCCCACATGCCGGAGGCGCAAGTCTGTACGGCTAAAAGGCCGGTCGAGTCGATGATCTGGTCGTTGATCGGATTGCCGCGCCACATCCGGTTCGCCACGACGAGCCAGACGTAGCGCTGCGGCAGGAAGTATTGCGCCAGCCACGACCAATGCACCCACCAGGCATAACGCCAGTTGCGCAGCATGCCCAAGCGGGCTTCGAGATGGTTATAGAGCCGCGTCCAGTTCTTCTGTTCTTTGGGCGGGTCGGTCGTTACCGCAGGCTTCGAGCGCGACAACAGCGAGGGGTCGGCGTTTTCGTAGTAGGAGGATTCGGCGGTTAGTTCGGTTGCGGGCATCGCTTCTATTCAACCTGAATTTGCGCGACGCCATGCGCTTGCAGATGCGCTATATCCTCTGAGAGACGGAACTGATTAAGATTTGAGGATGCAGCGGCAATTGTCGCGTCTGTAGCCGAAAGGATGTGAAAATGATCTTTGATTTTTTTGTACCGGCGATCAGATTTGAATTCGGTAACATAGGCGTCATAGGAATACAGGCCACTGTCGTCCGTCTGCTGTCGTAGCCCAAGGTCGCGGTAGGAAACGCGCACCATTGCGCCGTTGTCCATGATAACCGTAAACGCTTTCCATTTTGCGCGCATGACCTACTGCCCCAGCAGCGTCTTGCCGCCCGTCGTCGTCGGCTTCCCCGCCCCTTCCGCTCCGGTCTGCAACGTGCCGCCGAAGCCCATGCCGCCTTCTGCGGCGGCCGCCGCGGCGGTTTGCGCACCGACTTGCTGGATGCTCGATGACGCGAGGATCGGCGGATTCGGCGGCGGCGGTGGTGGAGCGGGAACGGCCGGAGACGGCACGGAAGGCATCAGGAAGGACATCGCTTATTCTCCGTGCCAATACGCCAGCGTCAACAGAACCAAAAGTGCAACCGCCAGTCCTATGCCGATGATGCGGGCGCCCGCTTCGGCCAAGCGAAAGGCAGGCAGATGGCTCCTATTGGGCGGCCCGAAGTCTCGGCTGGCGAGCGCCGTGCGTCGTATGTAGGTGATATGGCCAGGCATAATCATTACGGGCTGGTTGCGGAGTGCGGCGTCAGACGACGCAACGAGTTTGATGCGGGCGCCCGCTTCGGCCACATATTGCGATTGCCGGCTTTTCATCGGATAAAGTGCCCAAGCGAACCGAATAGCAGGCTTGCGAAATAGAACGCCAGTGCTGCCCATCCGAGTTGCCAGCGTCCGGCCGGAACGCCGTAAGCTGCAAGACACGCGAGCACGAAAGCAAAAACTAACAGGATTGTTCCGAGCATGATTGTCACCCCAGCGGATCAAACCGCGACTCGCGCGGTAGCGTATCGGGCAGCGCGAACGGATCATAGGGCTTTTCGTTCAACGGCACCCGGTTTTGTGCATAACTTGCTTTCGCGCTCACCGGCTCGGCGAACGTGAGAATGAATCCGTCGAACTCGTCCGGCGAGAACCCCAGCTTTTGCTTAACCATATCCTTCGGTTCCAACAGCAGCCGGTCGTTCTTGTGCGTATAGGTGGTTTCCGTGAGTGCCCGCATCAGTTCGCGCGATTCGGGCAACGCGCCGCCGCGCCTGATCCACTGCACCGCCTCGATGGCCATTTCCGCGCGCTTGTTGAAATACCGTCCATGCTCATGCGCCTGCGCCGAGAACTGCACGCTGATCGGCGAGCGACCGAGCCGCAACAGCGAATCGATCCAGCTTGAGCCAAAGCCGCCAGTCCCATCGACAAAGCACGCATCGGCGTTCCAGTCGCGCCATTCGCGGTTGACGATTCCGGCTCCTTGATCGCCCCTGATATTGCGCTGCTTGAGTAGCGGAAAAGACTGGATACCTTGCCGCTTGAAGATCACGCTGGCGTCATCGCCTTCGCGCGCCACATCCACGCCGAGAATACGCGCCGCGGCCCCGATCTCATGCGCGCGATAGTACCGCTTCATCGCTTCCTCGACCTCCGCCGGGCCGATCAAGGCGTTCATCGACGACGGCGGGAACTGCCCGAAGATGTTGACCAGCACGAACGGATTGTCGCGGCCCCATTCGTCGATCTGCTGCTGCGCGTGCTCGATCGAGACGCGCGGCGTTCGATTTGGGTCGGCGGGATCGGCGGTGATCGAGATCACCCGCCAAGTGCCGCGATGCGTGTGCGCGTGATAAAGCGGCCCTTGCAGGTTCAACGGGTTTCCGGCCTGCACGACATGCGCCTCGATCGGCTCGCCCGAAAAGATCGCCTCGGCGACCGGCAGAACGGCCGGCGGATAATCGCCGGTTTCGTCCAAGAGCCACAGCACATACGGCCCATGCAGACCGCGCAACGCGCTGCCGATCTGCGCCGCGTTGGCGTCGCGTGCCCAGGTCCGCGCTTCGAGCTTCCATGTCGCCGGATGCTCGCGCGAGAAGATCGTCGTCTTGGTCTGCTCGAACAATCGTTCCAGCAACGGCGCCTTGGCGCGCCAGCGTGCAAATTCGGTCCACAGGTTTGTTTTCAGATTATCGCCGGAGATCGAGGTAGCGCCGATGATCGGATGCGGCCTGGTCAAGAGGTAGTTCCAGCCGAGCCACGCGAGAGTGGCGGTCTTGCCTGGCCCGGTGCAAGCGAGCATCGCCAGCCGCGGCGAGTTTGGAAACGCCTCAAGCGCTTCTTGCTGCCACGGATCGGGCGTAACGCCGAACAGTTCCCGCACCATCTGCGCCGGATGAGCGCGCCAGCGCGCGAGATGATCGGGGAGGGTCATGTTTTAGCGAATAAACTCAGACTTGGTTGCGGCGGGGGCGCCTTCGGCATGGCGACGAATTCGTTAATCTCGTGCTGCAATGTCCTCAATTGTTCGTCTGTGAGTTCGACATCAAAATACAGCAATACCGCTTTCCGATTATCAAATGACTTGCGTACCCCAAGCACGCGCGGGATCGTTCGCTTCAACCCGTTCATGTGATTCACAACGCCCATCCCGACCAATACGCGATAGCCGAAGCAACTAAGACGGCAGTGCCGCCGAGGCCGACGAATTTCAACGGTGGAACGTGGGCGCGGCCCTTCGGCAGCACATAAAGCAGCGCGCGGGCGCCGGCATCATTCGTTCTCAAGACGCTGCGGTCGTTTCGTTGAATGACGACCTCACCTAATCCGTCACCGTTAGGTTCGCGCACTATGAATTTGCGGATGCGATGATTGCGTTGGGCGATTTCAAGCCGACGAATTGTGGACGCTGAAAGCATCGTTGCCTCAGTCCGTCGTAGCGATCTTGCGCGGTTCCTCGTGAGGCTCGTTCACGTATCCCGGATTAACAATGCGCATCTTAACAGTTTCACCACGACAAAATCGTCGCCAATCTTCGGCGTTGATATAGCGTGTATATTTGTTTGGCTTGTAAGGCTCGTCGTCGGAATAGCAGCACATCGCGTTACCTCAAATCATGCTTATCCGGTTTAGACCTACAGCCCTACATCTTGCGGCCGTGTGTTTTTCGTCTCGCTTTCGTCCTAGCCTTGTGTCGGCGCACGCGCATCATAAGCGTTTTGTCCATCTTGAACTGAAGGCTATGGACAAGCCCACAATCACAGCACGCAAAATGCGTGATCCTTCCTAACTCCTGCCACTGCGACCATGCTTTAGGGCTTTTTTGATAAAACTTCCGATAGCTCATTTAGTGGCTCTCAGCATTTGTGTGTGTCAACCGGATAAGCATGTTAGGTTTGGATCACGATGGCGGAGTGGTTACCTGCCTGCGCGAAGCCGCTTCGGCGAAGGCAGGCGGTGCGGTCAACAGCAGATCCAGTAAGAAGCGTGCTGACAATAAGCTCGCGGAGCCGCTTGTTTTCCATTTCTAAACGATCATTTTCGTCCACTTGCCAAGCAATGCGGCCTTGCAGTTCCCGCACTTGATCCTGCAATAGATCAACAAATCTATCTCGCGGAGTATCGTTGACCGAATCCGGCCTCTCAGTTCGTCTTGTCCTCTCGTGATCCGCCTTCAAATCTTCAATCGTGTCGTTGAGACGGTCAATTTCATCGGCC